AATATTAATAATACCTGAATTTTTAGCTGGTCCTACTAATATTGGTCAGATAGGGAATATATATGTTTCTATTAGTAAAATAATTCAATTATATAGAAGTTTAGCATCGAATCCAGACGGTGCTAATATATTAACTTTATTACAAGAACTTTTAGATGCTTGTTCTTTCGCTTTAGGTGGTATAAATGATTTTAAACTATACACAGAAAAAAATATTGTTCAAATTATTGATACAAAATACTTTGAAAATGCCAAACCAGATAGTAAATTTAAGTTTGATTTAATTGGATTAAAAAGTATATGCAGAGATGTTAAAATAAATTCTCGTATATTTTCTGAGCAATCAACTATGATAGCTATTGGAGCAGGTTCATCAAATCAACAATCAAATAATTTAGGTGATATATACTCATCAACTCAAACATATTTTAATATTGGACTAACTGATAGAATAATATCAAATATTACTTTAGATGATCAAACTACTCCTAAAACATTAGAAGAACAACAAAAAGCTATATTTGATAACATTCAATCATTAACTAGTTATATTAATAGAAATGTTTTAGGATTAGAAATAAATGGCTTTAAAATAACTCGTGTACCTCAAGAAAATGAAATTGTAAATGCGGGCAGTTTATTAAAATCATTTCATTATCAAATAAATGGTAATGATGTAGATTTTAAAGCATTAATACCATTTGAACTTGAAATTACACTTGATGGTATTGGTGGATTAGTTATAGGACAAATATTTACTATTGATAAATCTATTTTACCAAAAGATTATTATAATAAAAATTTAGGATTTATTATTACAGGTATATCTCATTCTTTACAAAATAACGATTGGATTACTAATATTAAAACTCAAATATGTTTATTAGATAATAGTAATATAGCTGATAGAGTTACAATTAATAAAGATAACTTAAAAAAATTAATACAAGCTGGTAGAAAAATTTCTTCTCAAAACGGGTATTTATTCTGCGCTATAACTGACTTTATGGTTAGACAATATATTAATGTTATATCTGATTCATCACTAAGTATTAGTAAAGAATTAGTTGATGATTTTTCTTCTAACCTATCAGCTATTAAAACTGATAAAGATAAAATGAAACAAGTTTTAGGTAATATAAAAACAACTGATTTAGCATCATATTTAAAAGTATGGTACGGTAAGGTTTCAACCACTGATATCACTAAACCTAATTTCCCAGCTACATTCGATGAATTTATGACACCATCTAAAAGTGGTGTATTTGATTTAAACGCTACCTATCAATCTATACAAAAACTTTTACTAAGTGAATCTCCAGGATTAAGTGTATATAACGTAAGTAGAGAAGAAAATCCATCTTCTGAAGATTTAAATAATGCTTGGTTAGAAACATTTTTTGGTAAAATAGAAAGAGACACATCATCATCTTTTACAGTACCATATAAAGAATCAGAAGGTAGTTTTACAATTGAAGGAATAAAAGATCCTAATTATGGTTTAAATTCTAATTTTTATACTATGAAAACAGGACTTTCAACAAAAGCAGCACCTGGATTTTTTGGTACTCCTTCTTTTGAAGTAAGTTTTAGTACTAATTATAGTTTTGAATTTGATTCATTTTATAGTCCATCAACATCATTATTTAGAGTTTTTTATAGTTATTTATTAAAAGATAGCAATTCTGGAGTACCAAATCCTTTATTAAGTACATTTGGAGCTCCTTCTTTATCAGAATCAGGTACAAATAGTTTTAGTATAATCCACCTAGAGAAAGTAAAATAATGTATATACCAGAATCATATATTATAGAAACAGGATATGACCAAGGTGGAAACTTTGTAGTAGCTAGTACTAATCTTCCTTATAAAGGGTATTATCATAAAGATAAAGCTAATAGATATTGGTCTGGAGAAAAACATACAGGTGCTTCTATTTTATTGACTCGTATTACAACTGATGCTCCTTTAACTAATGATAATTTACTTAAAAATAATGAAATATCATCTGGTTTTACTCAACGTTTTGATACTTTATTAGATACACCATTAATTAAAGGTGATTATATTATTCCTACTAATGAAGATTATACTAAAGGATATTTTACTCGTTATATTGTTCAATTAAAAGCATCTATTAATCCTTATATTGTTGAAATTAATAAAGAAAAATTTGATGCTTTAACCAATAATAAAACAGCGTTAAATTTTTATAATACAGTTTCATTGACATGGAAATTAGTAGGATATTTAAACGATATATATAGTAATAATATTAGAATTGAATCTGGAGTATTAGATACTAATAATCGTTCTATTCAAAATGCTGAAAAAAGTATAAAAGATATATCAATTTATCTTACAGATCCTCTTCAGTTTACTCGTATAATACAAAGTAAAAAAACTAATTTAGTTTCATTACCTATTGAGTTAGTTATTATACGTGAAGAAATTGATATGGGGTATAATTTACCACCTTCTCTTTCTATAACACCTAGTGTTAGTATAACACCAAGTTTAACACCTAGTATATCTCTTACACCTAGTATAACATTAACACCTAGTATCACATTAACACCAAGTATTAGTACAACACCTAGTGTCACATTAACACCTAGCATTAGTATTACTCCTAGTGTCACATTAACACCTAGTGAGACAGCTACACCTAGTATCACATTAACCCCTAGTGTCACATTAACACCTAGCATAACATTAACACCTAGTATCACATTAACCCCAAGTATTAGTACTACACCTAGTATTAGTACTACACCAAGTGTTACTTTAACACCTAGTATTACACTAACACCAAGCATTAGTACTACTCCAAGTATTACTAGAACACCTAGTATCACATCAACACCAAGTATTACTTTAACACCTAGTATTACATTAACTCCAAGTATTAGTACTACCCCAAGTATTACTAGAACAGCAAGTATTAGCATTACTCCAAGTACTAGTGCTACACCTAGTGTTAGTATAACACGTACACCAAGTATAACACCTAGTATTAGTACTACACCTAGCATTAGTTCAACACCAAGTATCAGCATTACACCTAGTATTACTCCTAGTACATCAATTACTCCTAGTATTACATTAACACCTAGTATAAGTGTTACTCCAAGTTCATCACATACTCCAAGTAGAACACCTAGTATAAGTGTTACTCCAAGTTCATCACATACACCTAGTATTACATTAACACCTAGCATCAGTATTACACCTAGTATTACTCCTAGCACATCAATTACTCCTAGTATTACATTAACACCTAGTATTACATTAACACCAAGTATTACTCAAACACCTAGTATTACATTAACACCAAGTGTAACACTTACATCAAGTACTACTCCAAGTATTAGTTTAACACCAAGTATTAGTTTAACACCAAGTATTAGTACTACACCTAGCATTACATTAACACCAAGTATCACTGATACACCTAGTCTTACACCTAGCGTTAGTACCACACCTAGTATTACATTAACTCCAAGCATTACAAGAACAGCTAGTATCAGTATTACACCTAGCGCTACACCTAGTGTTACTAGAACACCTAGTAGAACACCAAGTATTACATTAACATCAAGTAGAACACCTAGTGTTAGTATCACTCCAAGTATCACATTAACACCAAGTATTACATTAACGCCAAGTATTACTGATACACCTAGTCTTACACCTAGTATATCTTCTACACCAAGTATTACTTTAACACCTAGTATTAGTAATACACCTGATGTTACATTAACACCTAGTATCAGTACTACACCAAGCATTAGTACTACACCTAGCATAACATTAACATCAAGTACTACTCCTAGTATTAGTACTACCCCAAGCATTAGTACTACACCTAGTATAACATTAACACCAAGTATTACCGATACACCAAGTAAAACACCTAGTATATCTCTTACACCTAGTACTAGTACTACTCCAAGCATTACTTTAACACCTAGTATTAGTACAACACCTAGCATAACATTAACATCAAGCAGTACACCTAGTATATCAACTACTCCTAGTATCAGTACTACTCCAAGCATTACTTTAACACCTAGTATATCAACAACACCAAGTATCACATCAACACCAAGTGTTACATTAACACCAAGCATTACTGATACACCTAGTATTACATTAACTCCTAGTGTTACTCAAACACCTAGTATTACATTAACACCAAGTGTCACATTAACACCTAGTATATCAACTACACCAAGTATCACACTAACACCTAGTATTACATTAACACCAAGTATCACACTAACACCTAGTATTACATTAACACCAAGTATCACACTTACATCAAGTACTACTCCTAGTGTTAGTACTACACCAAGTATTAGTACTACACCTAGCATCACATTAACACCTAGCATCAGTACTACACCTAGCATCACATTAACATCAAGTACTACACCTAGTATCAGCACCACACCTAGCATCACATTAACACCAAGTATTAGTACTACTCCAAGTATAACAACTAGTATTAGCATCACACCTAGTGTATCGACTACACCAAGTATAACACTTACTCCAAGTGTTAGTAGTACTCCTCCTGTTTCTGTTGGTCTAAGTAATACACCTAGTATCACATTAACTCCAAGTATTAGTTTAACACCTAGTATTAGTACTACTCCAAGTATTACACCTAGTATATCACTTACTCCTAGTATTACATTAACTCCTAGTATCACTAGAACACCTAGTGTTACATTAACACCAAGTATTAGTACAACACCTAGTATTACTCAAACGCCTAGTATCACATTAACACCTAGTATCACTAGAACACCTAGTATTACTCAAACACCAAGTATTAGTACAACACCTAGTATTACTCCAAGTATAACACTTACTTCAAGTGTTAGTACTACACCTACTATTACATTAACACCTAGTGTAACATTAACATCAAGTAGAACACCAAGTATTACCTTGACGCCAAGTATTAGTATAACGCCAAGTATTAGTACTACACCTAGTATAACACCAAGTATCACATTAACGCCTAGTATCACTAGAACACCTAGTATTACTCAAACACCTAGTATAACACCTAGTATTACATTAACATCTAGTGTTAGTACTACACCAAGTAGAACACCTAGTATCACATTAACACCAAGTATTACATTAACATCAAGCACTACACCTAGTATCAGTACTACACCAAGTATCAGTACTACACCTAGCATTAGCACTACACCTAGTATTACATCAAGTATTAGCACTACACCTAGTATTAGTACTACACCTAGCATCACCCAAACACCAAGTATCAGTACTACACCTAGTATAACACTTACATCAAGTACTACACCTAGTATAACACTTACATCAAGTGCTACACCTAGTATTAGTACTACACCTAGTATTACTCAAACACCTAGCATCACATTAACACCTAGTATAACACTTACATCAAGTGCTACACCTAGTATCAGTACTACACCAAGTATTACACCTAGCATTACTCAAACACCTAGCATCACATTAACACCTAGTATTAGTACTACACCTAGTATTACATCTAGTATTAGTACAACACCAAGCATCACATTAACGCCTAGTATTACTCAAACACCAAGTATTACTCAAACACCAAGTAGAACTACAACACCAAGTACAACACCTAGTATTAGTACTACACCTAGTATTACTCAAACACCAAGTAGAACTACAACACCAAGTACAACACCTAGTACTACTAGAACACCTAGTAGAACCACAACACCAAGCACAACACCTAGTACTACTAGAACACCTAGTATCACATTAACACCTACTAGTACCAAAACACCTAGTTTAACACCTGCAAACTCACGTCCAGCTACACCTACACAAACACCTACACCTACACAAACACCTAGTAGAACAACAACACCTAGTAGAACACCTAGTATAACACCTAGTCGTTCAGCACCAACAGTTATTTATACAGCAGCTACCTTAGAAATAGGTGCTTGTGATGGTACTACTGGAGGATTTTGTGATAACTTTAAAATAACATTTACAGGAACTGCAACTTTATGTGCTTGTTCAGGTGTTACTGTTGGAGCACTTAGCCAAGCATGTTTTAATAGTTTGGTAGGCTCTGGAGGATTATTCTTTATATCAGATGGAGTTAATGTTAGAGAATTCCAAAGAAATGGATTGCTTTACACAGCATCTCCAATTGATGTTTGTACAACATGTCCAAATCCAGCAACACCTAGTAGAACACCAAGTATTAGTACATCAATTAGTAAAACACCTAGTATATCAGTTTCACGTTCATCACCAGTATATAGTGTAAATGTTTATGCATCAATTGCAAATATAATTGATGGTTCTACTGAAACAGCAGCTAGATTATATTATTCAATTAATAATAATACTACAATTAATACATTATTAGGAGGTAACATAACAGCTACTGCTTGTAATTTCTTAGGAACTATAAATAATTTAAGAAGTGGAGATACATTACGTATAGGAATGTTATCATATTCAAACAATACCCCTATATATTTTGGAGCCCTAGAATATAGTGGAGATGTAACATCAAGTTGTTTTGCGACTGCAGGTGGAGTTAACTATTGTGGAGTTAATCCTTCCACAACATACTCATATACCGTTACCAACCTTAATCAAACCATAGGAATTCAAGCACGTACTATATGTCAATTGCAACACCCTACTAGTATTTGTCAAGCAAACACTACAACTTTATATTATTGTAATGCCTTACCAATATAGATTTGGTAACCTAAAATTCTTACTATATATTTAACCTAATAATAAAGGTTATGTTTTATATAGTCGAAACAAAAGAACAACTCAAATATTTAGGCAAACCAGAAACTGACACTTGTTTTATTAATATAATAACAACAAATGATAATCATCATCCATCATTAACTAAACCGTGTTTAGTATATTATAATGATGGAGAAAAAGGTTATATATTACCTATAGACCATAGTGAAGCATTTAAATTAAATTGGGAAACAGTTAAAGAATTCATTTCTAGTATTGATGTAGTTTATGTTTTAGACAAAAAATATCATTTATATTTCCTACCAGGCAATAATTTATTAGATATAAATTTTGCTAATTATATTGATGAATCACAGTTTGATACTAAAGTACATACTAGTTTTAATCGTGAAAAATATTATATAAATGAATTAAACACATTAATACCAATACCTAAACATTATGAGAAATGGGAAAATATATATGCTCATTTAAAGGATAAACTATATTTTTCTAAATTTTATTATAATTATAGAAATGAATTTTTAGATACATTTACTAATGTATTCTATGAAATTGAAAAAAACGGCATAGGTATTGACCCACATAAATTTAATAAACATTTTGAAACTACTTGGAAAGATAATTCGATTTACGGGAATACAGTTTATACACAATATAATTTATATAATTTAACTACTCGCCCATCAAACGCATTTAATGGCGTTAATTTCGCCGCTTTACCTAAGGGCGTAGCGCGTGAGTCATTTGAACCAACTAATTATGTTTTTGTTGAATTTGACTACAGTGCTTACCATCCACGCATAATTGGTAAAATGATTGATTATAAATTTGAAGGTGAACCATATGATGAAGTACCTAAAGAAATTATGTTTCAAAACATATATGGTGGTATTAGAGATGAATATGCTTGGTTTCCATTTTTCACTAAATTAAATGAATGGTTAGATGCTAAATGGAAAGAATTTACATCAACACATGTTAATAGTTTAATATTACCTTCAGGCGTTACTATACCACAAGTAAAAATAGAAAATCCAAATAAAAATAAAATATTAAGCTATTTAATTCAATCATATGAAACATACTATAATGTATTAACATTAGAGCGTGTGTTAAAATTATTAAAAGGTAAAAAAACTAAAATAGTACTATACACATATGATTCAATATTATTAGATGTAGCTAAGGAAGACATTAAAACACTATTACCAAAAATTAAACAAGAACTAGAGGCTGATGGTTTTCCAACACGTATGAGTGTTGGTGAGAATTATGGCGCTTTGGTAAAAAAATAACATATTTATGGAATATAATATAACCATACAAGAATTGGCTAACAAGTTATTCGCAACTTTCTCAAAGAAAGAAGACATAGATCAAACGCTAGACATTATAACTGATCGCTACTCCATTCTATATAATAAAATTTTTATTTTAGAATCAAAAGATAGTGAAGAAGTTATATTTACTTATAATATCGACCCAGGTAATATGAGTACAACATCTGTATTGTCTAATACTATATTAGTGCACCGTAAGAAAGAGTCGAATACTTTATATACTATTAATGCTCTAAACACGTTAATTAAATCTTTAAATAATGGTTATGCAGATCCTAATTATAGAATAGAATGGAGTGATTATCGTAATACCATTTTACTTACACAAGGTCCTGATCAATTACGAAAATTAGAAACAACAATTCACAAAATAATTAATATTTAATATATTTAATATATTTAATATATTTATTACTATAAATACTTATTTAAAATGAAACAGAATATCAACGAAATAGCAAAACTAAAACGCTTAGCTGGAATAATCACTGAAAATGAATATCAAGAAGCAGTAGGAAATGATATTTCCCAATCCACTAACTCAAAAGATGATTCAATGTTATATAAAACCATTACTAATATGGTTGAAGGATTGAGAAAAAATGGATTTGAAGATACAGAAATTGAAACCTTTTTATTAGATACTGTTAAGCAAATTATTTCTGAAGTATAATAATATTAATTATAAATAAAGATAAATTTAAACATAGCTTTCAGAAATGAAAGCTTTTGTTAACTTAAGTTTGGCCTCCTTTAACGTGTGTGGAGATATTTATAATAGATGACAAATGTCACTAAAATATATCTTATTACTAATATAGATAATAATCCTAATAAAGTTTATATAGGAAAAACCAAAAATAATTCTCGTAAGAATGATCATAAATTTAAGTTTGGTCCTCAAATTACTTTTGATTATATTGATGAAATACATTCATTAAGCCGTAAAGACTGGACACCATTAGAAACATATTGGATAGAACAATTTAGACAATGGGGATTTATAATAATGAATCCAAACAAAAAAGGAGGTGGTGGTCCTGAATATCATACAGAACAAACTAAACAAAAAATAAGTAAAAATTTATTAGGTCGTAAATTTTCAGACATTACAAGACAAAAAATGTCTAAAGCTAATTCTAGACCTAAAACAATTAAGTTTATTAACAAAATAAGAAAACCTGTTTTACAATTCACTAAACAAGGAGAATTTGTAAAAGAATGGGAATCATCTAAAGAAGCCGCTATAGAAATGTATGGTTACTATAACGATAATATAGGAAGATGTTGTCGTGGTGAACTAAAAATAGCTAGAGGTTTTACATGGAAATGGAAATAAGTTTGGCCTTTAATTTTTTTAATGCTATATTTAATTATAATTTAAAAATAAATATGTTACAACATGGACTTACAAGCAATTAAGCAACGTATGCAATCGTTGCAAAACAAAAAAGGCGGATTCGTTAAAGAAGACCGTACTAAGACATTTTGGGCTCCACCTATTGGTAAAGCAGTAATTCGTATTGTTCCATCCAAATTTAACAAATCTAATCCGTTTAAGGAAGTTATGTTTCATTATGGTATTGGAAACAAGACAATGTTATCGCTAACTAATTTTGGTGAAAAAGATCCAATTGTTGAGTTCGCGTCTCAATTAAGAAAAACTAGTGACAAAGAAAATTGGTCATTAGCTAAGAAAATTAGTCCTAAAATGAGGATATTTGTTCCTGTTATTGTTAGAGGCGAAGAAGAAAAAGGTGTTCGTCTATGGCAATTTGGTAGGGAAATGTATCTTGAACTATTAGGCATCGCTGAGGATGAGGATATTGGAGATTACACTGATATTATGGATGGTAGAGATTTAACAATCGATACTGTTGGACCTGAAGTTACAGGTACTAAATTTAACAAATCATCAGTTCGTATTAAACCAAAAACATCTTCACTATCTGATGATAATGAAGCCATTAAAAAATGGATTAGTGAACAACCAGATGTACTTGAACTCTATAAGAAATATGAGTTTGAAGAAATGAAAAACATGTTGATGGAATGGTTAGAACCAAGTGAAGAAACAACTACTGAAGAAGAAACAACTGATGAAGTTACAGATTCACCAGTAGCTGAATCACCTAAAGCTAACTACGCGTTAAATACTAAGAAAAAAGGATTTGACGAGAATGAATTTGATGAACTTTTTAACAAATAAATAACATGGCTAAATCAGCTAAAAGTGTAAACACAAGTGTTTCTCAAGCTATTAAGGGTACATTTGATCTTGATAAATTCAAGAAAACTAAAAAGCTAGATCAGTCATCAAATTTTAAGACGCAGAAGTGGATTCCATTCTCTCCAGCGATGCAAGACACTTTATCTATACCTGGTATACCAATGGGTCATATCACAATAGCTAGAGGTGGTTCGGATACAGGTAAAACAACACTATTAATTGAAACAGCTGTCGCTGCTCAAAAGATGGGTATTTTACCTGTATTCATCATCACTGAAATGAAATGGGATTTCTCTCATGCTCAAAAAATGGGATTTCAATGTAATGCTGTTCCTGATGAAGCAACAGGTGAAGTTATGAATTATAATGGCTTCTTCCTTTACGTTGATAGATCATCGTTAAATTCGATTGAAGATGTAGCTGCGTTTATAGCAGATATTTTAGACGAACAGAAAAAAGGTAATTTACCTCATGACTTATTATTCTTATGGGATTCGGTAGGATCTATACCATGTGATTTAAGTATTGAACAAGGTAAAAACAACCCAATGTGGAATGCAGGTGCTATGTCGACACAATTTGGTAACTTTATAAATCAAAAGTTTCCAATGTCACGTAAAGATAACTCACAATTTACTAATACATTTTTTGTAATTAATAAAGTAGGGGTTCAACCAGCACTCACACCTATGAGTCAACCAAGAATGACTAATAAAGGTGGTAATACAATGTATTGGGATGCTTCAATTGTAATTACATTTGGTAATGTGACTAATAGTGGTACTTCTAAAATACATGCTCAACATAAAGGTAAAAAAGTTGAATTTGCTAAACGTACAAAAGTATCTATAGATAAAATTCACGCCGATTGTGGAGTAGCTACTTCATCAACAGTTATAGTAACACCACATGGTTTTATTGAAGATGATCCTGATGCTACAAAAGAATATAAAAAACAACACGCACATGAATGGTTCTCAGAATCTA